GAATTCCAAGGTAATGATCTCCAAGATTCTTCTGTTAACTCATCTATAGAAGTAACACCCTGTTTGCATAAGTAATCTAAAATGAACTTATTATGGACAGAGAAGAAATTGATAGCTTTGTCGGTGAAAGTACAATCTAGGTAGTCTATTAAAGAGTCAACATCGTGATTATCAAAGAACTGAGATACTTCATTTCCTTTTATTCTTAGAGCCTCTAATTCTGGGTTTATAAATTCTACTTCTTGATCAGTTTCTTCTACCAAACCCACTTCAACTAAACTTACACCAGAAGTTTCATTATCTACACTAACTGAAACTTCTTCTGAGGAAGAGGATAAAGTTTTGATAACTGATTTGTTATTCATTAGAATCCTCCTTCTCATCTTTCTCGATCCTATCTAAAAGGTTTTCTAACTTGCAGTAAAGGGATAAACTAATAGCTTGAGATTCACTACAAAACCCATTTAAAATCTCACTAATGATTTTTACAGCTTCTATTCTACTTTCTTTTAAATCAATCTCTGGAAACTGTTCTTTCCAAAAGTCTTCTACAAAAGTAAAGTTTTTATCTGCCCCTACTTCTAACCAACCATGATCTACAGCCAAATAAAGACTCTGGTTTAAATCATGCCCTGATTGTAAAGAAGAAGTTTGATAACATTCCATACAGTCACGAAGGATAAAAGGTTTAAACCCCTGAAACTTATTAAGCATTTCCATTAACAAGCTATAAATAAAAGTGCTTTGGGTATCCAAACTATCTAACTCTATCTTCTCATATTTCATGTTTTTCCTTTTTTGCTCAATATTCAAATAATATTATAACTATACTTAAGATTACTTAAATACTAGTATAACACAGTGATTAAGAATTGTATGCTATATTCGTATACTATTATAAAAAAGTGAAACCCCCGAAGGGGTTTCATACTCTTTCGCTGTATTTAACTATCTTCTAGCTTTCATTACCTTCTATTATGTGAAGTTATTTTTTATTTCATACTCAGACTAAAAAAGAATTTTAACTTATAGAGGCGAAGCCTCAAGTTAATCAAAGCAAGTATCTTTAAAAGAGACACAGATTAAAAGTGTTTACCCTGAGGAGTTGTATTGTATACAAACATTCTCAGGGCTGTAAATTATTAAAACCATCCCTTACTGGCAGTATTGTGATAGTAATGTGATACCCTGAATCATTCAAAGACTTATTTCAACTGTCTAAGCCAGTCGAAATTATTCGATAAAGCGAAGCTTCACCTAATAAAAAAAAGAAAGAAAAGGGTAAAAGAAAGAAAAACGATGCCCGTAGGGGAACATATTTTTTCATATGTTGTCAAATCCGAAATTAAAGTTTTTTTGAAAGTAGGGTAAAAACCCTTTAATACGAATTGAAATAGCTCTAATTTCTATACAAATACTAGGAAAAACTAGGAATTACGGCTATAAGTAAAAAATTTGTAGCCGGAACTACTGATTAACAGCGGAAACTACTATTTTTTATAAATTCCACGAAAAAAGAACCAATTTCCATCTTTTTTTATGATTTCGTTTAAAGCTAGGAAATTCATTTTCTTAGGTTGCGGGATATCATACCCGGAGTATCTAAGCATATTCCACGCACTTTGATAGAGCCTTTCTTGGTGGCGGTCCATTTCTTCTAAAGTACGGAATACCACTTTTATATTTCTACAGGCCAGCTCATATCTTACTTGCCGGATAAGGAGGAACAGATGGCGGATGCTTTCTTCCTCTATCTCCATTCTAAAATCGAATTCCCAGTTCTCGTAGTCATCCTCGTTTAGCATAAAAGAGAAGTCTTTGCCTATAACGCATACTGTTACTAATTTATCGTTCTTAGATAAGTAGAGCTTTAATTGCTGGTAAATTTCCTGGAGGTAGGCTACTTCCCAAGTATCTTTAACTAGCATAGAACGTATGATTGCTCTTTGTTTGCTAACTAAGAATTTGTTATTGAAGAAATCAAACGATATAATACGTATTACATCGTTCTTTTTAGGTAGCCCAAACTTGAGTTGAACCTTGTTCCTGATCTTCGCCCATTCCCTAGCAAAACTTGGAAGTTTACATAATTGCATTAGCATTTGATTTTTTCGTTTATGAGGGTTCATCTAAATAACAATCTCCTATTTGACTTCAAGCTACGTAGACCCGATAATATAACTATAGCGTTATGGTTTGGGATTATCATGCAGATAACCGGGTTTTTCCTAATGCTATGTAATCATGCCTGATACAGAAACTCAAAAAGCTAATACTCTCGGCGATCTTTCCGTAAACATAAATAGGCTTATTGATGGGGAGTCTATCGAGTCTGAGCGTAAAGACTTAGTTGCTTCTTGGTATCTCAATTCCAAGGTGTTTGAAGGGAAGTTGATTCATTCAACTAAAACCCTTGCTAAAACTATTTCTAAGAAATTAGATACTGAAATTGACCGCAAGGATATAGAACTAGATATAAGGGAAATTAAGTCTACGATTCGGACTTCCCTTTCCAACGAAGATAAGGCGGAGATAGTACAGGAACAGGTTGGGCTGATTCTTAATGAGGCACAGAAAGATAGGGGGCGGGCAGTAGAACTTTATGAGCAGTTACTTATCTCTATCGAGATTGAGCAAAAAAGGTTTGAAGAGCATAAAAGGAAAAACCCGGAACTATATGAGGGAACTGTAGAAAATAAAAAAGGCTTAGTACATCCTAGAGCAGTTTCGTTCTTTGCTACACCGATAGGTAAAAGCCTTCTATTCTATTTACAGACGCAACAACGGGTGTTATTTGAAGCCAATGATCGGGTTTCCTCGATGCTACAGAAAATTCTGGACTTTGGTAACTCAAAAGAAACAGCCGAGCATATAAACCGTATTTTGAATCAGAACTCAGATAGCGCTAAAGAGCCTCTTACGGTTGAAAAAGCTATGGAGCTTCTTACTTACAGCTCCCCTGATCAAGATATATTACCCCAAGAATCCGGGGCGGTGGATATAGATTATGATTCGTTTGAGGTTCCTAGCGAAAATTTAACCCCTGCGCTCCCCGGCCCCTTGCCCGGAAAAGCGCAATTAACGGACCTTACGGATGACCCTTTTTTGGAAGACTACCCGGAAGTAGCTTGACTTTAATATAAGCTAGAGCTTAGCCTTATATAGTCTATGATTGAATAGGCGTAGTCCGTATCAGGTGTGGCTCCTTGGTTGGCTTTTGGCTTGTCCAAGGGGCCTTGCTTTTTAGAGACTATGAATCTAATCACCGATCCAAAACAACTTGCAATAATGAAAAAATGCAAGTCAAACCCTGGATTTTTCATAAATAACCATTGCAAGATCATTGATGCTGTAAAGGGGTTAATAAGATTTAAGCTTTTTAAGTTTCAATATTACTGTCTTGCTAATTTTCTAAAATCTAGGTTTAGCATAATCCTAAAACCTAGACAGATGGGTATTTCCTACCTTGTCTCTAATTTCTGCCTTTGGTATGCAATCTTTTTTCCATACAAAAATATCCTTATTGTCTCCCTGAGGGAAAGAGAAGCAAAACGCTTTTTAGAGAAAATTAAGATTGCTTATAAGGCGCTACCGGAATATATGCAGTTAGAAATCACTAACGGAAAAAAGGGGGATTACGGAACTACTACTTTGATGGAGTTTACTAATGGCTCTCGTATAGAGTCTGTGCCTACTTCCAAGGATGCGGGTAGGTCAGAGGGTTTGTCTTTGCTTGTGATTGATGAGGCAGGCTTTGTATCACATATTGAGGATATTTGGGCCGCTGCTAGACCTACTCTAGCGACTGGTGGATCGTGCATAATTATGTCTACCATGAATGGTATAGGAAATTTCTTTTATCAAACCTGGACAAAGGCATTAGAAAAAGCGAACAGCTTTAACCCTATAAAGCTACACTACAAAATGTTTCCCGGAAGAGACGAAGTATGGGCGGCTAAGGAATTGGCTGATCTTGGGCCTTTGAGATATGCACAAGAGGTTTTATGTGAGGCGTTAACTTCTGGTAGAGCTTACTTTAATCTACTGTTTATGCGGGAGCAGGAGGAAGAAGTAAAAGAGAAATGGGATAAAAAGCAGCGCCCTATTGATAAGGTAATGCAATATTTTAAAGAACAGTATGCTATAGATGAGAGTAATTACATACAAAGTGGAAGCCACGGCAGGCCTCCAGTGTATCTATCAGAAGCTTTAATCAGTAAAGAGGATTTATTGATTTGGGAGGAGCCACGCCCGGAGGCTAGATATTGCATGGGCTGTGATGCGGCTAAAGCTCTAACAGATGAGCATGATAACCAAGCATTACAAATTGTAAACTACGAGACAAATGAGTTAGCCCTAGAATACATGGGAAAAATAAGCACTAGTCAATATACTTATTTGATCATGTATTTGAGCTTTTATTACAATGATGCGTTTACTGCTATCGAGAGTAATTCTATTGGATGGTCTATAATAGAATTATTACTAGAGCTTGGGTTTCCAGAAGATAGCCTATATACTCAGATTAAACACCAAAGAAAACGTAGCCAATTTGAAGAAGACCAAGATACAGAAACTTTCGGGTTTTACACTAGTCAGACTACTAAGCCTATAATACTGCAGTATTTGCAAGGCTTGTATGAAGATGGTAGCTTTAAGCAGAGATCGGTTAGGGCTATAAATCAGCACTACACTTATCATTGGCTTAATAATACGGCTATAGGTGCGTTGCCGGGTTACTGTGATGACTTAGTTATGGCATCGGCTATAACACAAGAATGCAGAAAAAAATATGAGCCTTATTTTGATGTTGGGATGAGAGTTGGTTAATGAAAATCTCTAATTTAGTAACTCAGTTTGCAAACCAGATCACAAAACCGGACTTCTCTTTTAGTCTCCTGGAAAAAGGAGGGGAAGCAGAGATTAAACCTACGGTCGATTTTGACTTAATGAATATTCTTACTGAAAAATCAGTATTAATTCCTGATGTATCCCAAGCGGTAAAGAATGCTCAAAACACCGGCAATACTGATTATACCCTTGAATATGAGTTCGAGGATTCAGTAAACACCGAGGAGAAGAAAGCTGAGATAATCGAAAAAGCGGCGGATGAGATTCGTAAATTTGCCCGGACTGTTTACCCTTCCTCAAATTTAAAGGGGTTTATTAACGATGCTATCGGTAACATTATGCGTAATGGTGCGATTGGTGTTGAATGGGTTCCAAGAAATGACTTAGAGGGAATGCAAAAAGTATTGATTATCCCTACCTACTCAATCCGGTGGTTTAGAAAAAAGGCCGGAAAACTTGAGCTAAGGCAAAAAGTACCGATCCGGCTTATGCTTGGACAGAGTAGAACTACCTTTAAGCAGTATATTAAACTCAATGCTAAAACTGTTATTTACAAAGCTTTGGAAACTATCGATGGAAACCCATACGGCGTTCCCCCTTTCTTATCTGTTTTAACCCCTCTTCAAACTCAAGAAAACTTCTTTGATAACTTGAGAAAATACGTCAAGAAACTTGGGGTAATGGGGTTTTTGAAAATTCTGTTTAGGCCTCCTGCTAAAGGAAGATCCGAGAGTGATTCTGCCTACGCCGCAAGATTGGAGAAACTACTTGATGACAATGTGGAAAAATATAGAGGTAATTTTTCTGATGGCTTAGCCGTAGGGTTCCAAAAACATCACGAAATAGAACACCAGGATATAGGAGCGTCAGGGAGCGCAGACGGAGCATATAAGCTTAATCAGATGAATGAGGAGCAGGTGTTTTCCGCCCTTAATCAAGACCCCGCACTAGGAGGCAGAACCTACTCTACTACTGAAACCTACGCCGGGGTAGTTTATGACAAATACCTTAACGGTATGCACATGCCTCAAAGTATGATTGCCGATATCTTATCTGTAGGATTGCAGATGCACTTAATAATGAAAGGGTTGCCAATAAAAGAAGTAACTGTAAAGTTTAAGAAAGCAAAATCCCTTACTAATAAAGTCGATGCAGAAGCTAGTTTTATGGAGCAGAAAGTTCAGCATGGTTTGTATGAAGATGGTATTACAGACCAGAATCAATATGCCGGTAATATGGGCTTTGATAAACCCTCTTTATCTGAACCTCGTTATCCCTATGCTTCGGATGTTGAAACACAAGCTGAGTTTGATAATCAAGTAAGTAAAAGGGAGGATGAAAATGGCACAAGACAAACTAAAGACGAAAAAGAAAAAGGGGTTAAAAAATCTGAGTCAAGAACAAAGAGAAAATGAAATAGAGCAACTAAAGTTTAAGAAACAAAATCTTGATGTTGACTTTATTAGGGTAAGTTCGGATATTATTAGAGGTAGTACACAGGAGTAATCACTATGAAATTCACAAAAGAGCAAGTTATACAGTTCTTAAAAGCCCTCACAGAAGCAGGCAAAGAAGTAAGAACTGAGAAAGAAACTAAGGCTTTAGCTACTCTTCACGGAGAAGATGGGTCTAGTTTTCAAACTACGTTTTCCCTTAGTGAGGCTGTTGTGCAAGAAGATTCGTTACCTGAGGAAACTAAGTTAACGGAAGAGGGAGTCGCTAAGTTTGAAAAAGGGCTAGACGGCTCAAAACATAAAAGAAAAATCGAGGCCGATAAAGATAACTTTGTTTCAAAAGTTTATCGAATGCTTTCCGAGCAGGTTGTAGCCGGAATTTATGATTTTTCTCATGTCCCAGACGGTAAGAAAATTACCGCTTTAGCGCAGGCACAGAAAGATAAAAAATTCGATGATCTAAAATTCTATAAAGATCATGACCTTTCTGTGGACAAGTTGGTAGGGCTAACTACTAAATCCTGGTTCGATAATAAGAGTGAGGTTTCCGGGGTTAATACTTCGGTTTTTGTTTATAAGCCTCTGGACGAGTCTTTTGCTATTAAATTTGCAAAGGAATTTGTGGATTCAGTTAGTGTGGGGGTTTCTTTTGAGAAGAAGCGTTCCCACGAATTTGAAGACCCCTGGGATTTTTGGTATCTGCTCGGTCACGAGGTAGATGGGGAGCTGGTTAGGTTTCTGGTAACTGAGATTAACTTTGTTCAAGAGCTGTCTTCCGTATATGACGGGGCCGATCCTTCCGCTAAAGTGGATGGTGGGTTTAGTAAGTCAGAAGCAGAAACTTTTTCTAAGCAAGAAGCTCAGGAAATGATAGAAGCAGGCACTAAGCCCCTCACTGATCAAATCACAGCCCTAACGAAAGAGCGGGACACCCTGGCAGATGACAAAGAAAATCTACAAAAACAGGTAGATGAGTTCGGTAATGCAGAAGAGTTTCAAACTCTAAAATCCGCTTACGGGGTTAGTTTATCTACTTTTGCCAAGTTTGGTTATGATGAATTTGAACGCAAAAAGAAAGAATTACTCAAGTTTTTGCGTTTGAAAGGTAAACAGAGTTTTATTCCCACAATCGAAAAATCAGAAGATTTCAAAATGGTTTCCGATTTCTTTACTTTATACAAAGAGGAGATTGAAACTGAGTTTGCTTTGAAATGTTCGGCTTGTGGAAATGATACTACTGTAGACAGGCAATCGTCTCAAGAAGTCGAGTCGGAGCCTGTAGAGCTAACAGTTACTAGTGTGGACAAAGAGCAAGAAAAAGCTTTAGACGTATTTTGTGAAAAAGTTCACGGAAATTAAACTAATTTGGAGGAATTGACATGGCTAAAAATCGAATGGTGCAGGAACGGGGCTTACAGCTTACGTTTACACCTAAAACAGGGGTAACTCTGGCGGAAAATGATCAAGTCAGCCTGTCGGGATCGAAAGAAGTTACTAAGAGTAGTAACGGCAATCCCTTAGCCCTTGGGCGAGTAATTGTCGATGCGACTGGCGTTGTTAACAACTCCAAAGTAACTGTTAGAACCGATTACGGCTCTTTGATTAATTATGTAGCGGGCGAGGCTATTAGTGCCGGGCCTGTAATCTTGGGCGCTGATGGTAAAGTCTACGAATGGCATAGAAATACTGCTAACGGCGGGGCTACTATTACAATCGCAGGAGGAAATGCAGCAGGAACTACTGGGAATAAGATCACGATTGACGGTGTAGACATTACGTTTAACACAGCAAACGGGGATACTCCTACAGTTACAGCTACGGCTATTACGGCTCTTATTAATGACAATATTGAGCTAATTAATAAAGGATTGTTTGCTACCTCATCGGGGGCTGTAGTTACTGTCTCTGCTCCGGGTAAAACTGGAAACGGAATGACAATGGCTAAGACTATTGATGCGGGGGAAACACAGACGTATACTATTCCGGCTACTATTGCCAGCGGGGTAGGGTATATTGACGCAGCTTTGCATGGATTAGCAATCGAAACCAAGGCTATTACTGAAACTGTGCAAGTTTTGGTGAAGGAGTAATATCATGCCGATTAATTTAAACGTAGTTGATAAGCGGAAAACTCACGAATTCGGAGTTATCCGACAAATCGGTGATGTTACGCAGGAAGGGGAAGAGACTACAGTTAGTCTTACCGCTCCCGATGTTACGCCGAAAGAGTTCGCTAATTATGATGATTCCCATGTTTTTTATGACAAAGATCATGGAATGGTTAGTATCAAAGAAAATCTGTCTATTAAGCGGATTATGGCTAACCTTAATAAGCAGCGTAGGGAAGGGTTTCATAACTTAAGCTTGGATGAGTACCTTAAAGGGGCTAATTACAAGAACTTCAAAACTGGAGAGCCATTTACGATTAAAGACATTTATCGTCAAATGGGTTTTAACCCCGCAAGGGACACGGTTCAGTTTTTGTTAAGCACGGATAAGGTTACCGGTTCCAGGGAGTTAGTGCCTGAAATTATTCGGGCTTTTATTACCAAAGATTTGATTGAGCAGGGGATGTGGAAAAGCCTAGTCGCTACTGAGCGCTCTATCTCACAGCCTCAAGAGGATGCTCCCCATATCAACTATTCCGGGTCTAGCGCCCAGATGGAAGAAATAGGGGAAGCTGAGCATGTACCTCTGGGTGAAGTATCTTTTGGTCGAAAGACTGTAAAGATTACTCGTACCGGGGTGGGTATTGCTCTTACTGATCCTGTTAAGCAGTATGTAACTGTAGACCAGCTTGGTATTTATTTAGCTGATGTTAGTACCCGACTTAATAATGATCTTACAAGTAAGGCTATTGATATCCTTCTGAATGGGGATAAGCCTAATTTGACTGATCCTATCGGGGCTTTAGGGGTTGATAACGTGGGGAATAAAATCAAGTACAAGGATTACATTCGTGCTTTCTTGCGCTATATGAGAACGGCTTATCGTCCTACTCAGATTATCGCAAACGAGGCCGAGGCTCTAAGGCAATTCCTTGATGCTGATTTTTCTCCTAGTGCTAACAATGCCTCGGCAAGGTTTCAGCTTAATCTGGGAAATACCAGTGTTCTTTCTAGTGCTACGATGTGGGTTCATGATGACATTGCTAATGATAAGCAGTTGTTTCTTGACCCAAAAGCAGCTCTTGAGTATTTGGTGTCGGAGCCTATGCACGTTGAAGAGGAGAGAAAGGCTAGTATTGAAACTAACGCTTACTACATTCGTATGACGAGCGGGTTTGCTAACCTGATTCAGGCGGCTAAGTTCCTTATGGACGGTACCCAGACGTTTGCATCAACTGGCTTTCCTTCCTACTTAGCGTTGAAAAAGTAGAGGAATTTGTTAACTTAAATTAGGGTGGGGTAAAACCTGCCCTAATTTTTACACCAAGGATATTGACTATGTTTATTGGAATTTCAAGAATTGGAGACTTGTTCTGCAAGGAAACCAGAGTTTCTTTCGGGCCTAATTACTATACTCTTTTCTTTGATAAGAGTACGGATGTTATTAACCAAGCAATTAATAACTTTGGTAATCATGAGAATAAGTTTGGGGCAGCTATTGAGCTTATTTCGCCTGATGATAAGGCAGACCCTAAACTTTTAAAAGCTTTGATTACCGGGTCTACTTTTCCAGGCTCCGGGGTTGAGACTGTAGACGCTCTTGCGAATGCAAACGAAAACCAGCTTATGAACTGGATTAAAGCATTTCCTAAAGCATTTCCTAAAGAGATTGTAGATAAGCTTAAGAATAAGTATAAGACTGCTCCTTCCTGGGAAGATCCTGAGGACGAAGACGAAGAGGGTAAACAACCTCATCCAGACCAGAAAAAAGGAAGAGGAAGGGCTAGAGCTGTGTAATGGCTGCCTCCCTGCTAAACAGAGTAACGCTTAACCTTATCGGGTTTGAGCCTTTGTTTGCAGGGGCTGCTCTGTATACCTTTAACAAGGTACTTACAGATATTATAGCTTATACTCTTGAAGACTATGGGCTTACTGAGGGTGACTTAGCGGCAGACGAAGTATTAAGGGAAGGTTTTGTATTAAGAGCTACCCTTAATGCTTTACTGCCTATAAAAACTATCTATACCAATATACCTAAAAGAAGGCGCATAGAAGTAGGCGTAGAGTCTGAATACCAAGATTATGCTAAAACCTTAGATAGGTTGTCTGATGATCTTAAAAAAATGATCAGAGAAGTTGATGATAGGCTAGAAGGGTCTAATACTTTTATCCTAAAGTCTATAAACCCAGATACAGATGGCTCAAGTGATGCTTAGCCCTAGAACTAAAATAGTAACTATTCTTCACCAGCTCCGGGCTTTGGTGCCGGATGAAAAAGATAGCAATAATGAAAGCTTAATGTACGACGATGATTTTTATGAGTCGTTAATCACTAGAACAGGGTATAATTCTAATGCTCATTATGCCTCCTTATCCGAGACACAGTATAGAAATATGGTTGTTTCTGTGTGGGCTTTTATGGCTGGCGATCATCAAAAAATACGCAAGATGGAAGAGTTAGGCATAATCCAGGGCGAAGCTAATGTCTGGTCACATATAAGGATGCTTAAGTTCCACGGATCACAATTTGAAAAGGCTGTGTTCGGTGAAGTATCCATCCCATAGATTTAAGCTTACAGTCCTAAAAAACGATGCTTCTGTAGTCGATCCTTGGTCTGTAGAAGTAATTTCTAAGCAGGCGTGTAACTTTCGCTCTCAGCTTGATACGGCTACACAAACAGCTAACGAGTACCAAGACTTTTTTTCGTCTAAAGGGTATTGTGTACTAAAACTCCCCTTTACCGGGTCCGGGGCTATAGAGTCCGGGCAAAGGGCGGTAGTATATAATTCTAAAGAAGAGGAGCTAGGTAAGTTTGTTATAAGTAAGGTAATGTCACAGGGCAGAACTATGGTTATGGGACTAGATAGAGATTCCGATGAATGAGCTAAATAGTATCTTATACCCGTTGATTGTTGATAAGGCCTCAGAAGCCACTTTAAATATAGTTCAGCCTGTTATGAATTTATCAGTAATGCACAGCTTACAAACTCAGTATAAAATGCTTAAAGCTACTCAAAACTGGCTACAAAGGAGAGAGTCTTTTCTGTATGGGGCTTTTACTGGGACAGAAGTTGCAAACACAAAAAGAGCCGGGAACCCGATAACTGGCGCAAAAGCCGGAGCTAGGGCTAGAATGCAGGCCGTGTTTAAAAGGACTAAACTAAGAAATAAGTGGGCTAAGAAAAGGAAAGGTCTTAGAATGCCTTATACAGATCATACCGGGCAGGCCTCTGGTAGTATAACTATAGATTCTCGGTGGGTTGGGTCCAGTAGTGGTTTAGGCTCCTCCGCAAATATTAATATAGGTATAGGCGGTTTTATCGACATGATAAAAGGGCATGAGTATGTGGAGAATCTTGATAATATATCCCGTAAAAAATATGGAAAAGGGATTATACAGTTTGCGCTACATAGAGCAAAAATTCCTATAAGGCAAAAAATTCGCTGGAAAGACTCTTATGCTACAGTTAAAAGCAGGCTCGGAGATTTCCAATTAGGAAGGAAAAAGCACGAAATATCGAAAGCTAAAATGTTGCGTATGATTGCCACAGCTAACGCTCCCGGTAATATTAATACCAAAAATACTACTAAGATGGACTAATGGCTACCGGGGATTTAGAGACTAAAGTATTAACAGCCTTAAAAGCTGATGGTACTCTAACTGCTCAAGTTCTGGCTTCTGGTATGTTTGATGCCCAGGTTCCGGCTAACACTAAATTAACAACCCCTTATTTAATAATTTCTAGCGATACTAGAAATGTAGGCCCACAAGGTACTAGAATAGGAGAGGGCCTTTTAGAGATAATTATATTTGATAAGGCTAATAATTATTCTAGGATAAATTCAATAATTGAAGATTTGATTAGAATTTTACATGATAAACATTTTATAATCACAGGGAGCTACTTCTGTTTTTTATCTCATGAAGCAGTTTCTATCATGCCGGTGGATGAGGCGAGACAAAGCTTAATATCAAAAAATTGTGTTTTTTCCATTCACGAATCACATTCTTAAAAGGAGTTTGAAATGACAACTAGAAATATTTTGGTTTTCGGTGTTAGGGATTTGAAAATTCAAGCTGTAGCTACCGATCCTGAGGGCAATAACCCTATGACTTACCCTAATGTTGCGGGGAGTATTATCAGTATTCATGGTATTAATAATGCTAATTTAACCCTGGAACAGGAAGAGGTCGAGGCTAGAGGAGATGACGTTGTTCAAGGCATAGTAGCCACCCCTGCTAATGTACGTCTTGATTTAGGCAACGCTCAGCTTAATCTCGATGCTATGGGTGTTTTGTTTGGGGGGGCTAAAACCGATGTTTCCCCAGATGAAATTTTTACGATGGACGGTAGAACATTCGGCCAGTATTTTAGAGCTGAATTTATTGCGCTTACTGATGATGGTAAGCAGTTTAAAGTAGAGATTGCCAAGATGAAAGCCAGTCAATCTACTGCCCCTTTCGCCGATAAGCAGTTCGCTTCGCCTACTTTCCAGGCCAGAGGCGTACCGCCTAAAGGCAAAGGTGCAAGTGCTACGCCGATGCTTAAAATGACTTATACCTATGGGTAAGTCTTAGTATTAGTTACTAATAAGTAGGTAGGGTTGGCTTTAGGGCTGCTCTGCCTATTTTTTTATATAAGGAGATTTTGAATGGAGCAATTACCTGTTGCGGAAGTTATGGAAGAGTATAGGATTACAGATAAAAATGGTATTTCTTTAGTTCTTCAAATTAAAAATGTACCCGTAGTTCAAACAGCTAATAAACTAGCTAAAGCGTTGCGTACAATAAAGAATCATTGGTTTAGTTCCGAGATTATGGAATCTAATTTAGTTGAGCAGCTAAAAGATGATATCCGTAAATTGCGGGATGAGTTCGATGACTTGGAGGCTAAGGTTCCTGATTTAAAACAGGAGAATACAGAAGACTTGAAGGTATTCATTGAAATTAATGAGAAGCTGGAAAAGTTAGGAAAAGACTTAGCAAATAAAACCCAGGAACTAGAGTTTGAAAAGCTGGTAGTCTCTATAGAGAGAGGGTCCACTATGCCCTTGATCGTTATTAAAGAAGTGCTAGGTATTATATGCCCAGGGACTAACGTAACCGATGATTTAGCTGAGTGTATTTCTTTTAAGGATATCTTAGGCTTAGCTGAAAAGTTCATGGAGGTAAATAAGCTTGACCAGATACCAAAAAAGCTCCTACCTCAGGGAATGAAAGAACAGATTCAAAAGCTAATCTCTGGGGGTCTGGCTTAGTATGGTTATTGGGGTTAGGTTATAGTAGAGACGACATTATTTTAAAGATACGGTTTCCAGAATTGGTTACGCTTATAAGGACGCAATATGCAATGAATGAGCAAATGAACAAAGCTTCTGGTAGCCCAGGAGGGCTAACCCCTTCCTCGGACCCAAGAATCCAAGCAATGATTTCACAGGCGGAAGCTAAAAAATCTAAAGGTTAATTATGACAGAAACTCACACTATAGTAGTAAAAGCTGATATATCTGATGTTAAAAGACAGCTCAGAAGTCTTGAGGACTTCGCTAAGCGTATGGAGGCTCTAAAAGTAGATGGGAAGTTTGACAGAAATAGGGTTATAGAAAAACAAAAAGGTCGAGTAAGAATCTTAACCCGTGAAGCATCAAATCTTCTACATATTCATGAGCAAATAGAAGAAACACAAGGTAAGATAAATACACAGTATAAGCAGGCCTTAGCCACTGTTCAGGCAGTAAGAGGCCCTAAACACGCACACCGATTTTTTCAAGAGAGGGTAGTAAATCCTGAAACAGGTAAAATGAACTTTCAGGATATTGCAAGAGGGGATACACCTACAGGCGTTTTAAAATTTAAGAGGGGCTTAACCGACGAAGCTAAACAAGCGTATAGGCAGGCGGCGGAGATTACTTCTATATCTGCTCTAGGGAATGTAGATACTTACGACAAGCAGCTACGAACAGCTAAAAGAAAAGCAGATAGATTGTTTGGGTCTGATGTGGGGTCCGTAACGGATTCTATAGACAGGATGGTCAGCTCCGTAACTGAGGAATCTTTTCTCAGAAAGGGCGGAGTAGTAGCAAATAACAGAGGTAATCCGGTATTCCCAGACCCCACTAAGCAACTAACAAATGAGCAAGTTGTCAGCATGTTTAAGGCTAATAACCCGCAAGCTAGTAAAGCAGCCCTAAACAATTACTTAAAAAGACTGGATAACGACAATTATTTCAGTGATGAATTCGGTAAAGGTAAAACTACGGCTCAGGTAGACTACAGGGTAAAGCAAAGTGAGGAGGCATTTAAAAAAGCTAAAGGGGCAAAAGACCTTAAGCATATGGAAAAGCTTAGGGGGTCGTTGGAGCAGTATTCTAAAAAATTCATGCACCCTTCTTTATTGGATAAGGTGCAGCGCTCTTTGGATAAATACGATACGGCTATACGAGTCAGAAGGGATAAGGTAGAGGCGGCGGCCACAAAAGCAGCAACTAGGGCGGCCAAAGTACAACTCGAACAAACCCACGATAGGCGAATGGGGGAGCTGTCTGGCAAATCCGAGAAGCAAGTTAAAAGCGAGCTTAAGAAGTCTTTAAAAGCAGAGCAAAAAGCAGCAAAGACTCTTGAAAAATACGGAACCGAAAAGGCTAAAACAGCTCTTGAGCAGGCAACCCTTTATAGAAAAGGGCTTACTACCTTGGTAGCAAACAAGGAAAAAGAAGCACAAGCTGTGAGTAAAAAACAAAAATCAGATGCCGAAGCTTCTAAAGTAAAGAGAATAGTTGATAGACAAAGAGACTTAGGTAATAAGTTTAAAGTCGCTGTTGGTAAAAAAGATTATGCCGATATCCGCAAAGTGGAGGCTATAGCAGCGCAAAGAGGTAAATTTTTAGCAAAGGATTTCCCGCAGGAGGCAGCTAAATATGATGCTTTATCCGCTAATGCTCAGTCTAAGCTGGAGGGGAGAGGTTTAGGCGTAGGAGGAGGGGCAGTACCTAGGGGGGTTATAGAGCAGGCAGCTAAACTTAAATCCCTGTCGGAGGCTAATACAGCAGTACAGGCTCAGCAAGCTAGGCTAAGAAAAGCAACCGTAGCTCTAGGTAAAGAAGATAATGACGTAAATGCCCAGGCGGTAGAACGAGAACGAAAATCTTTAGACCTGCTTAAGGGAAGCCAAAAGGAGTTCAGGGCGCAGGCGGTAGTACGGAGAAACTTATTCACCAGCTCCTTGCAAGAGGACGTTAAAACAATGTCTGTTCAGCAGTTAAAGAATAAGCTTCTGAGAACAGAAAAGGAAATTAAAGAGCAGAGGACTAAAACCGGAACCAGCAGGGATAGTTATGATCTGGCTATTCTTAAGGAACACGAAAAGCGTAAAGGAATTATAGAAAAAGGGATTAACGCTAAAGAAAGAGCAGTCAGTAACCAGAAGATTCAAAAGCAGAAGGACACTACCTCATTAATAGATTCTGAGATTAACAGATTAAAGACAAAACAAAGAGCGTTAAAAAAGGAAGAAAACACCAGAAAAGCTATAACAGAGGCTACTAAGCAATCAGCTTTTGCTAGTAAGGCAGCGGCTTCTATAGTAGGCAGAAGAGATACTTTACTTAGTAAAGGCTCTTCAAGAACTGCAGCGGAGGGTAGCGAGCTTGACGGGCTTGAAAAAAGGTATGGGAAATTAAGAGGTCTGGAAAGTAGTTTTAATAACATAGTCACTAAAAACCAAAACGCCAGAGATAGAAAAGCAAAGCAACTCCTGAATCAAAGAGGTCAAAGGAAAAGAAAACAGGAAGCCGACGATAAAAACAGGGCTAGGTTCGGCAGAAAGGTAGCTGCCGAAGAGTCGAGATTAGCCAAGATTACGGCAACAAATCTAGTAGGCCTTAGAGCAGAGGCCTCCAAGTATAGGGCAGAGCAAAACCGCATTACGCAGGAGCTTAGAAAGCAGTATAACGCAGGTGAAAAATTAGGAATAGCCCAAGAAGATATGATAGCCAAAAGTCAAAGATTGGCTAAAAAAGAAAGAGAAGTTCTTAACTTGATTAGGGCGCAGGAAGCGGCGGAATCTTCTGCAGCGTCATTAAGGGAAGGTAAAATAGCAAAAGCGGTAAGTAACCGCTACCAAGGGGTAGATACTAAAGTAGGTGCCATATATAGCCGGGGAGCTGCCGGAAAGAGTAGTTTTCTTCCTACTGTAAGAACTCAAAGGTCTATCTCCCTGCTTAGTAAAGAGCTGGCGCTTACTAGAGAAAAGCTATCTGTTTTAAATAAAACCAAGGAAACTCAACGTAATACTTTTCTGATACAAAAGAAAAAGAACGCTTTATTACAGCTTGAGGCTAGTTTGGTGGGCAGAATAGGCAAACTTCAAAAGTTGCAAGGCAGGTTTTGGGGGGAGGCCCAGAGAAGTTTTACCCAGTTTAGGCAAGTATTTTTTACTGCTTTAATCGCCTCTGCTACTTTTGTATATCCTATGATGAGGCTTATACGCACAGCGGGGGAGGCAGAAAAAGCGTTAAATGCTTTGAATAGGCAGGCTAGGTTTAGCGGGATATTTGGGGATAGGGCGCAAAAGACCGTAGCTAATTTAGATATTGTTCAGAAAGGTCTAGTATCTATAGGCGAGGCAGGTAAAGCAGTAAGAAATCTAATGAGGATGGGTTTTACTTTTGATGAGGCCGTAGCAGCAGCAAAACAAATTACAGAAATATCCATTGAAAATAAACAGTCTGCATTAACACTGGGCCAAGCCCTTGTTTCTACTACCGAGGGTTTTCGTCAAAACTTGTCCGTGTTGGCCGATGCCGGTGGTATTACTAAAAATATATCACAGATTAATAAAGAGTATGCTGATTCTATAGGTAAGACTGTGGCTCAACTCACGAAAAGAGAGAGGGTGATGGCCTTACAAAGGGAAATTAGTATAGAGGCTACCCTTGCTTCTGGGGCTTTAGAATCCGTTATGTCTACTTTGGCTGGGTCGGTTGATAGCACTTCCGGGGCTTTTACTATTATGCAACAAAAACTAGGCTTGGAGCTTAAGCCAGCTATTATTTATATAACGAAGCAACTAAAAGAGTGGATCAAAAGTTTCAGCGATACTGCTACCGGAGTAGGAAATGTTACATCACGTATAGGGGTTGCTATTTTTGCTATGACTAAGTTTGCGGCTGTTATAGCAATATTGGCTGCGAATATTTTCTTGGTTAAAGGGGTTTTAAATAGTTTTGCCGGGGCCATAGCCTGGATTATACCTTTGCTTATTAAAGGGGGCGCTGTGGCGGGTTTTTTAGGCTCAGCAGCAGGCCCAATAGCTCTCCTTGGTTTAGCTATAGCGGGGTTGACTTACTATATTTACTCAGAAATACAGGCAATGGAAGACCTTACTAAAAAGAATAGGGAAGCAGTTAGGCCTATTCACCTAGTAAAAAAAGCTGTGAATGATTTAGGCAGAGAAGCAAATAAAAATCAAAGGGATTTAGCCGACCTTAAAGCTAGTGTTGATGCTTTTAAAGACACCGGGGAAGGGGTAGATCAGCTAAAGAGTAAGTTTCTACAGTTAGCTGAGGTTCAAAATAGTGCTTTTTTAACCGGTATGGTAAATGCTGATAATTTTGGGACTAAAGTAGATAAGGTTTTAGGTATAGTTGAAAGACGAATGAAAGAAACTATGCGCTTAAAGGCCTTAGCTGAGCGAGATTTAATAAGAACCGAAATTAAGACTAAGGAAGAGGGCTTAAGGAGCTACGGGTCTAGCAAAGGAAATTTTGTAAGATCAAACATAATAGCTGCCAAGGTTTTAGACGATGAAAACTTTGCTAAACTACCAGGTAACTTTACCTCGGATGATTCACAATTACTGGAGAGGTTTTTACAAAGTACTACCCCGGAGGAGTTGGCAAATTTAAGGAGCACAGATACTAAAAGCAGGACAGGGGATAGGCTACTGCATATGGTGATGGGTTTATCTGATAGTGCTTTTGGCCCAAACGTAGCGAATAATATAAAAAAGTATTTTAGGCTCAGCAGCAGGCCCAATAGCTCTCCCGGTTATGGACCCGCAGATCCAGTTCCTGGTAGTAATAGGCAATACGCTAATAGGCCTAAAGTGCTAGAGGTTCTATATTCTTTGATGGAGAGATATACAGAAGAAGCAAGACAAGGGGAAATTAAAAATCTGGAAGAGCTTAGGTCTAGGCTAGAGTTAACGAATAAAATTATAGCCGGGAGAGTATTTAAAACTTCTGGGTTATCGTCTGGGGAAGAGGTAACGGAAGACACCACAAAAGAAGATTTGGAAACAACCCTTAAAAAATTCAAAACATTTGAGAATTTAACAGCCGCTAACTTAGAAATGCAGACCAGATTATCTATAACAGTAAACAACTTACCGAAAGGTACCCCAAAAGAAAAAAAGAGCTTTTACAGCTCCCTTATCGAGGCTCTAAGAGGTCCTGATAATGAAATAGAGCTAACAAGGGAGGAAATTTCAAATTTAACTGAAGAGGAGGTGGAAATAGCAGAACAGGTAAAAAAATTGCTAATAGCCAGGGAGAAGGTTAGGGAAGCAAGAGAAAAGCAAGATGCCAAAAACTCTAAGAGAAGAGATGAACGGCTAGGCAGAGATTTAGCCACTTATTCTAATCTTGAAGATTTAGTAAAAGATAAAGGAAAAGAGATAAAGGGTTTGGAAACAGAGATTAAAATGCAATATGAGATTCAGGACTTGAACGAAGAACTGAACAAAGCAGAGGAAGGGGGTAAAGCCTCAATACAGGCACAAATTCAAAATCTTCAAAGAAAGCAAAAACTTGGCAGAATAGTAAATAAATTAATGGGGGAGGCTATAAGACATGAAGATACTACTGCCGAAATGACTTTCTACAAAGACAG